ACTGTTGGTGCTGCGCCCTCTGCCAGCGCCTCTGCGCTTACGCTCTGAATAAGGGCGGCCACCTGTCCTAAGTTTACTGTTCCCATTTTTTCAAATCTCCTAGTATGTATAAATCAATTCGCCGTTTGAATTAAGCGAAAGGTTCGGCGCGTTGCTGCCGCTGTATGAAAGCATTAAATTGCCTGTCGTGCCGTCGATGTAAAAGCCGAACATGCCCGATGTTTCTACAACCGCGCCCGTTCCCTGCTTTCCGTTTTTTACGTTAAAGCTCGCCGTCTGCTGGTTCGTGAACGTGGCAGTCCATGTGTTTACTCCCTCGCTCTCGTCGCTGCTTGCGGTCTGCTCCATGCTCTGTATAAATACGCCCGTAGGAAATACGGACGGGATAATCAGCCCGTAATATTTCATAGATTACCCCACAAAGCATACGTTTATTTTGCTTGATCCGCTCGCGGTCAAACAATTAACGCGGATTCCTGTTACTGCGTTCGCCAGCATTAAAACGGTGTTTTCGTGCAATATTGTGCCCTCTCCAAACGGATTGTCCCAATAACCGCCCGTGCCGTCCTCGCCGATTGTTTCCGCTCTGTTGCATGATGTTTCAATTGTGAAAGTCACGCTTGCTCCTGCTGGAATATGTACGGCCACCGTAATTGCTGCTACTCTGTCCGGCGGGCTTATCCACACGCCCTCGCCAGCGCCGACGTCCATTTCTTCGCTAACGCCCGTTGTGCCAATACGCGCCCGGGGTGTTACTCGTCCATAGCTCATTTTTCCACCTCACTTGTTTTTTCTTCCACGGCCGTCTCTGCGTCCGCTTCCTCAACTTTTGGCGAAAGTAGCAATTTTTGGAAAACCGCCACTTTCGGGTCTGTCGCTAAAATCTTTACAATTTCCGCGTAAGTTGTGTCGTCAATAATTCTACTCATGCCCTTATAGTCATTTTTTTAGTGGTTTTTTGCGCTTTATCGGATAATAAAAAACCCCGCGTATTTGCGGGGCTATTTTCGCACACGGCGCGTCTTTTGGCGTCGGTCGGGTAATTTGTCGATTTTTGCTACAAAGTCGCACACGCGCAAACGTAGGCGCGTTGTAGGCCGTTTTTACTTGGTCGGTTTAAGCTCTGCCAGCGTCGGGTTTTCGCGTTTGAATATTTCTACCTGCTCCGGCGTCAGCTTGGCGGGGTAGTCCGTCCAAAAATTAAAAACCGTTTTTCCGCCGTCGAAAGTAAATAATATTTTTCCCTCGCTCTCTGTGGCGCTTGCCCACTCGATTTTGTCGCCCTCGTCGTATTTGTGAAACGTCATTTTGCATAACCTCCCGCGCCTATGCGCTGTAATGTCTTGGCCGTGTTGGTGTATTGCATAAGCTCTATAAACTCTTTGCTTTTTCCCAAACTCTCAACCTCGATTAAATACGCCGGCAATTTATAGCCGCGTGAATACTCGCAGCCGAACCTGCGCGCCAATGTTTCCCGGGTAAAGTTTTTAAAACCGTTTACGTCCGCGCTCTGCAGCTCTAAATATTGCAGCGTGCCGTCGTTCAATCTGCGTACAATTGCCGCATGGCAGCCGATTCCCAGCTTATACTCTTTACCCGTTTTTATAAACGGCTTCAATTCGTCAAAGGCTGTAAAATCGTTGTAATTCTCTACGACCTTAGAAACTACGCCCTTAAAGTGCGCCATTTCCACCGATGTGCTTTTATGGCTGAATAGCTCCATTGACCGCCCGCCGCGAAAGTCCCGAACGTCAAAGCCCGCTTTGTTCGCAATATAGGCGTTTGCCGCGCTGGAGCAGCTGCCGCTTGTAAGGTCTGCGCCTGCTATGTGCTTTATAATCTCTTTTTCTGTCATTTCCTTAGTGTGCGCGTAAACCGTGCGCGCTGGTATTTTAAGCGCCTCGGCTTCCTTGCGTGCCTCGCTTATCGGGTTATCAATCAAGCCCGCTTTTAATTGCTCGGTTTTTTCAATGACTTTTCGTGTCACTTTCTGCGGTATGTCTTTGTATGTGTCGGCCGCGTGTACCGTTCTAAGCGCTGTCGGTTGCCTGCCGTCCTTTGTGCCGATGAACTCGCGTACGTGGTCGCGCTCTATTCCCGTTTGTTTCGTAAACTCTCGTGCCTTTGCCTGCCATTCGCCGATTTTTTGGCGCGCCTTTGTATTGTCTACGCCGCCCGCGCTCTCGGTCAATGCCTGCCGTTTGTATTTTCTGATATTGCGCTCAATGCCCCGCAGTTTTTCCTCTGCGTCGTATCGCGTCATTTTCTGCCCGTTATATTCCACGGTCTGCTTGCTCATTTCGTCTAAGTCGTCTTGCGTGTAATGGCGTTCCATTCCCTCAAAGTACGGATAAAATGAATGTCGGCAATTTATGCCGCAGATTCCGTCCGGCTCGCCCTGTCTGCAGTCGCTGAACGGTCTATATTTTGGATTCTTCCCGCTTAGTGAAAAAATACGGCCTTGCCACTCCTCATGGCTCGGGCGTGCTCCAATATGCGCGCTTACTTCTACAAGGTCACAGTCTAGTTCCTCGCAATTATTAAGCGTCATATTTGCCGCGGTCTGATTTACGCCCGTTAAAATGTTCATGCGGACGGCGCTCTCAATCGTCAATTGTACCGGCGTGCCGTTCCTGTACTGTACCATTGTGACGCCGTCTTTGGCTAAATTGTCGCAGGCGTTTTTCATGGCTGTATCATAATCAAACGCCCCGCTTGCCACCTGCATATATGCCGCGTTCGCCTGCATTACAAACTTACGCTCTGTCGTGTATGCGGTCGTTATGGTGAGACGTGATAAATCGCTGTATGTTTTCTGTATGCTGGAAAGCATAAGCTGCGCGTTTTGGTCGCTTACGCCATGCCCCAGCGCGTCCTTAAAAATCATATTATCGGCGCGCGCTGCCTTAATCATGGCGTCATTGTAAACGGCCTTTATTTCGTCGCGGACGGGCTTGTCGTATTTCTTAATTAGTCGGTTTACGTCTTTGCGTAGTGCGCCGGATTCCGCCAATAACTGCGCCTGCCATGCCGTCGATTCTGTTACCTTGCCCAGCCGCGCAATTCGTCGCGCCATATCCTGCAATATGTCCGCTTCAAGCTGCGCGTATATCTCGACAATTTCGTCCGACAATCCCTCTAAATATCTCGGGGAAAGCATTTACCACCGCCCGCAGATAATCTTGAACGCGTATTTAATACGCTTGTGCAATGGCTGGCCGTTCACCGCCTGTTTTACTGCAATTACGGCCTTTTTTTCTTCGTTCGTCATGTGTCGCGCAACCGCTTTATTTCTGTTCTTTGTGCTCATGTCTTTTTACTCCTATGCTAAGTCAAACGGGCTGGGTGCTATCGGGTCGGGCGGCACGTTCGCCTTTGCCTGCGCTTCGTCCTCGCCGTAAAAGTCGCGCCTGTATTCCCATTTATTCAAAACACCCGCGTTGATTTCCTGCAGGGCTGTCTGTTTTGCCAGCTGTATGTCTTTGCGTGTTTGGTCGTCGTTCCACTTGATTGTGTAAAGTTCCTCGGTCTTGTGGCTTGCTGCAGGTGCTCCCTTGATTCCGTACGCCTCGGCCATGTATGCGAAAACCTCGGCAACTTCCTCATACTTCGCCGCTATTTCGTCCTCGATTTTGTCAACGATTGCGTAAAGTTCCTGTCGTCCGCCGCTGTACTGTGTCGCGGTCTGCTGTACTGCCTCGGCGTCGCTCACCGTTCCCTTGCCGATGTTTAGCGTCAATTCAATACGTCTGAAAACCTGTTGTAAATATGCGTTTTGTGCCTCTGTGCGCAGTTCCGGGCTGTACTCGTGTATTTTCTCGCCGTTGGCGCTGCCGTCCCCGTCGATTTTCTGAATAAGTTTATTTAATGATTTATCCAGCACCACGGTGTCCGTGTCGCCGTTTCTGCTGGTGTGCTTTGTGAACATGTCGCGATCTGCAAAGATTCGCTTTTCACCCGCTTCCTGTTCCCAATCCATGCGGCTAAACTGTTTGTCTGCCTTTTCGATTAAGTCTATAGCGTCGTCAATCAATGCGACCGGCACGTTTGAACCGTCAATTTTATTTGTGGCGTGGCTTCTAAACTCTATAATCATCGGCTTGCCGCATTTATTCCAGCTATATTCCGGCGTAAGCTCGGCGGTCTGTTCGCACGCGGTCAATGGTACGCCCCGGAACGTGCCGCTCTCGTTTTCGTACAATCTCATTTTGACGTTATGGTTTTCGCCGTCGTAGTTGTGGATTTCACATAATAAATAATTCTTTTTTGCTGTCACAATCTGTTTAAGAATAATTGCGCCTGTCAATGTGCCGTCAAAGTCGTACTGTGTCGGCAGGTAGTTTCCTAACGGTATGATTTCATATTGCAGCTTATTCTGCGCATAAATAGGGCGGAGCAGTCCGCCGCCTAAAAGCGTGATAAACTCGACCACCTTGTCAATGTTTTTGTTAAGGTGTTCCATAGGCTTTTTAATTGCCTCGTTTTCTACGTCCAGCCCGATTTCGCGCGTAACAAAATAATTCAATCGCCCCGCAATCTGTGGCAATAGTCCGCATGGTTTCGCCTCTGCGTTCCACGGCGCGTGTCCGCTCATCATGTCCGCCCATAGCGTAATTTTACGGTACATTTCCGCCGTTATGTTTGTCTCTACGCCGGTTAAGTCCTCAATCTTGTACGTATGGAAATAGTTTAAGATGTTCATAAAAAAGCCCCTTATCTTTTCAAACATTGTTTTTTGTCCTCTGCCTTTATAGTCATTTTTTTAGCACTTTTATGCGCCCGCACGTCTCCATTCTTTTTCAGTCGCGTATCGTGTAAGCGCTAAGTAGTGGTCGGGTTGCCCCTCGGGGTAGCCGCTCAATATTTCGCCCGTGCGCTTGTCTATGTCGTACTCGTACAGCGTGAACTCGTCCGCCGCGTGTGGTGCTCGTACAGGGTCGACGATAATAGCCGCCAATCCCTGCAACCACTTAAAGCCCGCGTCGCGGCTGCCTTTGCCTTTAATCGCCCCACGTGTGTCTCCGCCCCATTTTCGATAGTCCGCCACGCTCTTTGGCTCTGCGCTGTCGGCCGTCTGCCTGTCTTCAAATATGCTCATATTGTGCGCTTCCATGTGCTCGCGTGTAGCCTCGAACGCCTCATAATTGCCATGTTTCCAAAGGTAAAGCTCGTCCCATATATAAAGCGTATTTGTGCGCGCGTCGTAGTGCATTGACCCGTATGCGTACGGATCGGGAAAATAGCCCCAATCTATGCCCTGCAGTGTTGTGTCCCATGTGTCTATTGTCTCGTCGGTGATTTCTTCAAGCCGCACGTTTTCAAAGACGTTTTTGCCTGTTCCCGTTGCAATGCCTAAGTAAATATTTTCGTATGCACGCTTGTTAGTTTTCTTTGTCTGCTCAATGTCGTGCAGGATAGATTCGCCCAGCCATTCCCTCGGTATGTCTAAATACGTCGTATGTACCACCATGCGGTGCGGGTCTTCCTGTCGCGCCTCTGTGTTGCACCAATGGCGGGTAGCGCTCGGCGGGTTGTAGCTCTCGAACATGTAGAATGTATCGCCGCCGCGCAATGCTGATATTTTAAGGTTTTGCAGGTCTGCCGGTTCGACCTCGGTCTTTTCCTCAATCCACAAAATTGCAATATAGCCGTTTGATATTTTCATAGACTTGCTTTTTTCCGCGTCGTCCAATCCTACAAACAAAATATTTTGCTCTTTGCCGTTTTTGCGTATGTATACAATAGGCAGCGCCGCTGTCTTGCTTTTCGGGATTTTAAAGCCCGCTTTCTTGCCGTTGCTCCTGCGTAGGTGTAGTTTATCTATAGCCCACACAATCTGCTCAAATACTGAATAACGCAATGTGTTTTTATGCTTGCGTACGATTACGGCGTTATAGCTGGGAAACAATACGATTAAAATAACTACGCAAATACTGATAAATGAACTCTTACAGCTCGCGCGTCCGCCCGGGAAAGTCCAGCGCTCTTTTGTGTGATTCATTATAGACTTGAACGCCCGATTATATACCGGCGCGAAAAGCTCGGCGGTGTTTATATTCATTCGTCACCGTCCGCCGTCTTTGGGTCTATCGGGTCTACTTCTTCCCCGTCGCAAATTACGTTTAATGTGTTATCCTCTGCCGTGTCGTCGTCTTCCAGCTTGTCCTCGTAGGTGTAACCGCGTTTCTTGCCTTTGGTTGCTAAGTAGAAACGGATCATAGCGCCGTCACCGTCCTTTATGCGTTCGGCCGCTTTTCCCTCTACAAAGTCCAGCATTGTTTCGTTTTCGTCGGCTAGTGCCTGCATACATTCCGGGTATAGTTTTATAGCGTTGTCTACGGTGTGCCACTCGCAATGCAAACGCGCCGCAATGGTGGAAATAATACCGCGCGACCCGTGTATTGCCTCGAGTAATTCCTTTTTTTTAAGTATTCGTTTTCGTCCCATTGTCCACCCTTTGTGTTTCGTAAATATTGTATTTATTCAAGCGCGCCGCTTCCTGCGTCCACGTCATTTTCCGCCGCCCATTGCGTCCAGCGTCGTCTGATTACGTCGCAATAGTGAGGGTCTAGTTCCATAACGTAGGCCGTGCGCCCCAATTTCTCGCACGCTATTATCGTAGTGCCCGAACCGCCGAACGGGTCTAAAACCGCGTCGTCTTCCTTGCTGCTGTTTTTGATAAGTCGCTGAAATAGTTTGACCGGCTTCATTGTCGGGTGTTCCTCGTTGCGTGCCGGTTTGTCTTCGTAAATAATCGTATTCGGCAGATTGTCCCCGCGCAGTTTTGTGATTTCCTGCAGCAGTTCCTCTTTGCTCATTTTTTTGTAATTCGGCTTTTCGTCGTAAACGGTCGTAAGGTCTCGCCGTCCGTCCCAATAATGATTTGCGCCGTTTTTCCAGCCGTATAAACAAGGCTCGTGTCTCCACTGCCAATCCTGCCGGCCGAGCGTCATTACGTTTTTTACCCATATCAAACATTGACGCAATTGTCCGCCCGCTTCCTGTAGCGCCTCTCTGAAAATAGCGCCCTTTAAGTCTGCGTGCCATATATAAAACGCCCCCCCCCGCTTAAGCTGGTCTAGCATGGTGGTAAATGCGTTTTTAAGGAACTCCTTAAACTCCGCGTCGTTCATGTTGTCTTTTTCGATTTTCAAAGCCTCGGCGGTCTTGCCTTCGTAGTCCACGTTATATGGCGGGTCGGTGACGATTAAATCCGCCTTTACGTCGCCCATAAGTTCGCGCATGTCGTCGGCGTTCGTACTGTCTCCACAAAATAGGTAATGACGCCCCAATCGGTAAAGCTGGCCGCGCTCGCTGTCTGCCACCTCGTCGGGTCTTACGTCGGGCGCGTTGTCGTCGTCCTTTGTTTCCTCGGGTTCTAACTTGGTTAAATCGAGTACGCCGTCGGGCAGCTGCAATTCGTCAAAGTCAATCTGTAGCCCGTCCAAAAACTGCGCTACGCTTTCGGCTGTCATGTGTCCGTATTGTGAATTAAGTTTTAATAATTTCTCTTTGGCTTCTGCCTCATTTTCTGCCGATACGTAAACGCAGGGCAGGGGCGGGATTTCCTCGCCCTCGCTCTGCAGCTTCTTCAATGCTTCAAGCCTGCCGTGTCCGTCCAATACGTGATTTATATAATTGCCGTTTTCGCCCGCGTGTGCCCATACAAAAAAGGGGAACGAAAAGCCGTGTTTGCGTATGCTCTTGATTATCTTCTCAATGTCCCCCGCGCTCCGTTCTTTCAGTTCGCCTTGAAACTCTGTAAGCTGGTGCAGTTCTATTGTGTCGCTTCCTGTACAATTTACTACAATCATGTTTCTTTTTATCCCCGTTTTCTCGCGCTTTTCTGTTTTTTCTACGCCCTTATAGTCATTTTTTTAACGTTTTTTTGCGCGTTATGACGTTTTATTTTTATTTATTTTTCTTTTTCAAAAACAAAGGGCTTTCCGTTTCGGTATGGGTATAAAACAAAATAATCAGCACCCGTTTTAATTGCGTGCTTACTTCTGCCTTGCTTTATTTTGAGCGTGCCTTGCTGTAATACCTCAATACCATAAATCGGGTAGCGCACGTCAAACTTAATCAGCTTAATTGTGTGCGTGTCCCCGTTGCGTTCATAGTCCACTTCGATTCGTCCGCGCACCGTGTTTGGTATCAAGTCCCAATCTTCATAGATAAAGCGCATTTTTTACACTCCTTAATAAATCAATTGAGAAAAAATCGCCATTAAAACTTGTTTAACAATTGCGTTTCCTGCCTGCTTGTAAAGTTGTGAATTGCTCACGCCCGCCGTCTGCGCCTTGTCAAAGTCCTCATCGGTGTAGCCCATTAAGCGCCAGCACTCACGTGGGGTTAACTTTCGGATTCTATAAACCGTTTCAATTACGTTTATATTTTCGCTATTGCTTGCCGTAATGGTTGGAACGACGTCGCCGTCGTTCTGTACGCGCCCGCGTCTTGTTTTGCTGTTCGGATAGCTTGCGTCGTAGCAACCGCCGACCTTACACTTTATTGTTCCCTCTTTTGTTGCCTGCTTTATCTTTACTTCGGAAACTAAGTATTTATAACTTCCCTCGGGAATGTTTGCGGGTTGTGCCAGCGCTATGTCGCCTTTATATACTCTGTCTTGCTGGTGGTATTGGTTGCCCCATTTGTTGGCGGACAGTCCGCCAACGCATTTTGTTTGCTCTATGACTAAATTGTCTTTTTGTACTGTAGTCAACGCATTAGTGCAGCTGGTCGTGTTCAGCTCTAATGTCTGTTTATTATCCATTCCGCGCCCTCTCATAGCTACGCATAATTGCTGTTTCTCGATAATTTTCGGTTGAATATTGCCCCCCCCACAAGTAGGGATTGTCGGACACAATCCGTCTTTGTCATAAACTCTATTTGCTGATTCAAACGTATGGTCGATTGTATTATCCATATTGCCAATTATTCTAACTTCCATGATTTTAACCTCGTGATTTTCTGCTCTTAGGCAAGGACAAAGCCCCCCCCCCGCATAAACTCGGCGGTCTTGTTCGCGTTTTACGTCCAATTCGCCTATGATTTTTATTTCTGCCATTCTATAACCCCATTCATTACATTAAAGCCCGTCCCAAACCCTTTATAATCTCTTGCGCATAGTGTTGTAGCAACTTCAACGTTTCGCTTTGCTATTCGCTTGTAGTTCAAATACACCGCCTCTTTCGAGTTTATGTTTGCAGATTCCTGCGTCATATCTTGCGGTGATACATGGCATAACGTTGATTTCTCTTGTACCACTTGACGTAAGGTCAATTGTTCGGCACGCTGTTCTGTTCTGTTCTGTTCTGTTCTGTTCTGTTCTGTTGGCAATACGCCCGTTTGTATAAGTTCCGCTATCAACTTGTCGGCTTTCTCGCTGGTGATGTAGTATTTTTCGTCGACCTTTTCCTCTAAGAAATCTTTCATTACGCTTTTTAATTCCTCTTTTGGCGGGAAATAAAAATCTACGAACTCGTCGGATAAAATCGACACCATAAAGCAGCGCTCGCGGTTCTGTGGTATTCCGTAATTTTTGGCATTCAAATCTTCCCAAAAATTAAAATAACCCTTACCCCGTAAAAACGATTGCCAATTATGGAAGTCCTGCAGGTTCTGTTCTGCGTGTACTTGCGGGACGTTTTCCATAAGCAAAACGTCGGGCAGCTGGTCTTTTGGCAGTTCTTTTAATATTCTTTCTACTTCCCATAAAAGCCCACTTCGGGTGCTTTCTCCCTTTTCCCACTGTTCTTTGCTCATTCCCTGCATTTTTCCCGCTACGCTCAAATCAGTACACGGGAACGAATAGGTCATTAAATAGCAATACTTTTCTTTTTCTTTAATTTCCAAGTCTGCGCCGTGAATGTCACGTATGTCGTGTGTCGTGTGTCGTGTATCGTGTATGGCGTTGTATGACTGTACGGCGTATTTGTCGAACTCTATTAGTTTATAATGCTCAAAGTCCGCCCCGATGTCGCGGAGCGCCATTGCCTGTGACCCGATTCCGCCAAACAATTCTATTAGGCGTATTTTCTTAGTCATCTTGTATTCTGGAAAGTCGAATAAATCCCCTTTCATTCGTTCACCTCTAAAATATCAAAACTATAATTTTTCCATGTCTTGCCGTAGCGTATGCCCTCGACAAACCGTTTTTTCCGTAATGTCTTATACCGCGGGTCTAGGTGCATTTCCTCGAAACTCTCAAAGGTTTCGCTCTTGCCCGTGTCGTTGTCCTTTACGATGTAATAAAACTTTTTTTTCGCTTCCTTACTCGCTGGAACGTCCCCGTAAAATATAAGCATTTTGTCGCAATGCCTTGTATTCTTGCCGTACAGCTCAAACTGTACGCGCTTGAATAAATAACCCGTCATGCTGTTTTTAATCGCAAAGCCCGGGCGTTTAAGGTATTGCTCCACTATGTAGGTCGCCGCGTTGTGCGCCTTTTCCATGCGCTCCGCCGCGTCCATGTTTTTTATTTTCTGCGATTGCTCGCTTAGTTTGTTTATGTTCTTGTACGCGATTTCATACAGGAGCTTGTACATATCGCCTAAATACTTGCCCCCGTTGACCTTGTACTTCAATTGCAGATTTAATAACCGCTGGTTGTCATTCGTCGGCGTGTCATAATACGGCAAGTCAAACGGCAGTTCCGCCTGCTTCATTCTGCCGCCTTAGTTTTCTAAAACTCTCGCCGTTCATTTCTACAATGTCGCCGCTCTCGACCAGCCTGTCTGCAGCGGCCACTCCGATGTACTTTAAAAAATCTGCTTTTGTAAAATTGCTGATTAAAACCGTAGGCTTTCGCGTGTTGTATCGCGCGTTTATAATCTGATACAGCATGTATTTTTCGTCTGTGGCTGCAATTCCGCGCCCGATTTCATCAACCACTAAAAGTTTCACGTGGCTGTAGTGGTCTATAATCTGCTTTTCTGTTTGGTCTGCGCTGAAACTCTTAGCGCGTCGGATTTCCTCTACAATGTCCGGGGCTGTCGCGTATTTTCCGCCGTATTCCCGAACCGTGCCGCAGGCTAGGTGTGTTTTACCTGTGCCCGCCGTGCCGATTAAAACTAGCGTTCTAAATGCCCCGCACTTGATCTCGCGCAAAAACTCGCCGATTGCCTGCGCTGCTGTTTTCTGCATTTCGTTTGTAACTTGGTATGTGTCTAAGCTCTCTAAAAAATAGCGCTCCGGCACACCGCTTTTTTTATAGCGTTCTATGCGCTCGCGTTTTTCCTGCTCCGCTTCCTGCCGTTTTATTTCTGCGTCATGCGCCGCGATTTCCTCGGGCGTCATATTGTCAAACGGATTCGTTATCAGTTTTTTAATAAAATCTAATTCCCCCATAATTTCGCACCCCTCGATTTTTTAAAACATGTTTTCGTATGCTTCTGTGTCCGCGTCGGTCGTGCCGTCGTTCCATATCGTTTTTGAACGGCTGCGCGCTTTCTTTTCCTCTGCGTCGCGCTTTTCCCATGTGCGCACGCTGGCGCGCCAATCGCGCATTTTTACCGCTCCAACTTTCCAGCCTTTGCTCTCGTAAAAATCAAAGAACGCCTGCGCGTCCACTTCGTTTTTACGCTCCGCGCAATATGCCGCGATTTCTTCCACCGTTGGTTTCTCAAAGTTTTTCTTTGGCTCTTTCGGTGGCTCGTCGCTCTTTGCTTCTGCAGGCTTTTCGGTTTTCTGCTCGCCGTAAATCTTGCCGTATCTTTTAAGCGCCGCCTCTTTTCTGCGCTCGCTTGTAATGCGGTATTTCTCGGCCTCGGCGTCAATTCTGCGCGCTATCTTTTTCCACACGGTACTTTCAAGCGTGCCGTCCTCAATTTCGGGGCTTTTGCCTGTAAGTCCGTAGTTGACCGTATACTCAATAAATCGCGCCTTGTATTCGTCGGGTAAGTCCTCGATGTATTCGGCGTGAAAAACAAAACTTTCTCTCATTTCGTCCCCTCGTATTTCAAACCCTCGCGGGTGTATATCTTTTTACATAACTTTATACACTCCGCGGGGTTTCCGCTTATATCCAGCGCCCCGTTACATTTCAAGCAGCATGTCATGCCGATATTAAACGGGTGGTCTATTACAAAGTCGCCGTATTTCTGCCGGTTCGCCTTTGTGTTTCCTATGCGGTGCGCCCCTTGTGGTTGTCCGTCCCTCAATGGCCGCCCGCAAACCTCGCAAACTCCGCCGCTTATCGCCAGCGCGTAACGGCGTTGTTCTTTTTCCGTCTCTGTCATTTTCAAGCCCCGGGGCATGCAGCCCCGTGATTAGGATTTTAGGATTATGAAGCGGGGACGAACGCAACTGCTGGCATAGCTAGCGTTGTAGTAGTAGCTACCGCCGTAGTTGGCCGCAAAGCAGAAACGGGCCGCACTCGCGTCTTCTACGGTCTCCGTCCAATACCATATACTGCAGTCTTCGTCCTTATCGAAACAAACGCGGTTTCTGCCGTTTCTGAAAAATGGCAGCGCGTTGTCTCCCCACATTTCTTCTTTGCGTAAAAGCCCGCAGTCGGCCGCTGACGTTTCTTTTCTCAATGCGTCCAAAAATGCGCCCCGCAAATATGCCGCCAGCTGTGTGTCTTCCCACACGCCTGTGTCGTTTCTGTCAATTGCGCTTTGAAATAAAGCCCGGTCAAATACAAGGCTTATCTGCTCGCCCTCGATTTTGTAAACCGTCGCATATTCGCCCGCCACTTCGATTTCGTCAAAGTTTAATTTTTCCTCGCCGTCGATTTCTGCAGCTGGAACTTTAAAGCCCGGAACTCTTACGCGGTCGCCAACCTTTACGCCGTCCAAGTTCGCCATAAAAACGCTGTAGTCCTCGTATGTGCGCTGAATGTTTACGCCCGCCATTTCCTGTGCTGGTGTTTCGCGTGCAGGTGCTCCCATACCGTCGATTTTTAAAACCTCTGTTCCTGCGTTGATTACTACGCGGCAATTTTTAAAGTTATATTTCATAGTGTTGTATCTCCCTTAAAGGCTTTCCGCCGCGCCCGCCGATTTATCCTAATTGCAGAACGGGGCGGCTTCTGCCTATTCTTGTAAAATTATTGAAAGCTGCGCCGCCAATATGTGCGCCGCCTCGATTAAAAGCGCACACTCGTCTGTGCTGCTTTCGCTTTCCGGCTGTGGTACAATGTGCCCCGCAATTGTTTTATACGGGTAACCCATTTGTTCAACGGCTATCATTTTCACGCAGTATTTTATTACGTCGTAGCTGTTGCCCGTCTCGTTGCATATCTGCATTATATGCCCGTTAAGGTGGTGGTTTTGTGACCCCTCGCCGGTTGTGCGTGGCTTCTTTGGTGGCTGCAGGGTTACTAAAACATAGTCGTTGTGTTTATCCCTGCATTTGCGCAGCTCGTGCTTTATGTTCGCATTTGCTCCGTCGTCTGCTGGCGGTTCAAACGCGATTCTGCCCGCGATGTTTACCCGCCTTAAAACGTATTGCACCATATCCGCCCGCCCTTAGTAGATGTCAAAGCCTTGCTCGCTCTGATCCACCGGCTGCATGTCGTCAAAGCCCGGCTGTTGTGGCGGTGTTACCACTTCGCCGTTGAACGCCTCTTTTACTGCCTCAACCTGTGGCGGTAACTGCTGCGCCTGCTGTGCCTGCGCTCTCATTACGTCGCCCGCTGTCTGCATTTGTGACGTCGGGTTAAGCCTTGCGTTAAGGTCGCGCCGTATAGTTTCGATAACTTCCCGCGCTGTGTAGTCCTTGCGCATGTCGCTATATTTCTTTGCTTCTGCCTTGCTGAATACCGCGCCGCCGTCCGGGTACTTTGTGGAAAGCAGGCCGCCCAGCTCTTTCTTTTCTGCCGGTGTGGTCTCTCCGCCCTTTGGCTCAAACGCAAACTTTGCGGGCTGTTTTTTCGGTGGTGCAGGTGGCTGCTGTGGTGCGCTCTGTGGTTGTGGTGGTGTCTGTGGTTCGTCTTTGTATTTCGAACCGTCCCACTTGTCGGCGTAAATATCTGCCGCTACGCCTATCATTTTAAGGGCTGTGCTGAACGCGTCCGTTACGGCCATTTTGTAGCCCTCGTCATTGCTTACGGCTGCGCCCTTTTCAAACTGTACTAGTTTTGACCCGCCGATTCCCACAATAGGCTCGCTCCATGCGTCCCCGTCTTTTACAAAAACGGCAACCTGCGCAAACGCCAGCTTTTCGTTACCTGCTCCGGCTTCCGTCCACAATTTCTGCACCTCATACTTCCAGCCGATTCCTACAAGCCCGAACTTTTCCGTCATAGCTTTATAGCGCCACTGTGGGTTTATATCCGTTTTGCCTTTAAGTTTTCCTGCCTGTATTTCGCGCAGGGCGTCTTTTGGCGGGCGTGCCAAACTCTCGTAAATGTCAATTGCCTTTTCTTTCATGCTGCACCCCCAAAATTAAAACGGTATGTCTTCCGGGAACTCGTCGCCAAGTGTTGGCTGTGAGTATTCCTGCGCGTTATTCTGTGGCGCGTACTGTTGCGGGGCGCTCTGCTGTGGTGCAGGTGCGCTCTGTCCGTTTCCCTCGCGTCCGCCACAAAGTTCTACATTGTCCGCAATAATTACGATCTTGCTGAACTTTTGGCCGTCCTTTTCCCACCTCTGCTGCTGCAGGTGTCCCTCAATGGCTACTTGCTTACCCTTAATTAAATACGGCTTCAAGTTCTCCGCTGTCTTGCCCCATATTGTCACGTCAAAATAATTCGGGTAGTCAGTCCAGCCGTTTTGTCCCTTGCGGCTTTCGTTGACCGCAATGCTGATATTTAAGCGCGCTGTGCCGCTTGTGATATATCCAAAATCCCCGTCGCGCACTAAGCGCCCGATAACGATAGTGTGGTTAATGTCGTTCATTCTTCGCCCCCGTCGTGTCTCATGTTTTTATAAAAATTACAGAACTCTTTACATGCGCAATAATCGCCGCACTTTCTGCTGATTGCCGGGCGGTGCTCCACGTAGTATGCGTTACCCATTTCGCCCGCCATTGCGTCAGCGTCTGCTGAATTGTCAAAAAGTTTAATTGCGGTTTTTCTGCCGTTTTTCATAACCGCCCACTTTTCATCGTCCGCCCACCTTTCTTCTGCCGAGCATGGCTCTATATCGTCGTCGCCCAATTTATAGGCGTTTTCGATTTCCGCTACTTTCGCAATAATTCGCGCCTCGGTCTGCTGGAGTTCCTCGTCGGTAACATCGAACTCATAGCGGTAAACCGGCTCTTGCGGGTAGCTCGGGTCTTTCTTCGCCTTGCTCTTGCTGTGGTCTTTAAGCAATGCAATAAATACGCATTTTTTTACGTCAAGCCCGCTCTGCTTAAGCAGCCACGCGTATGTCATGCCCTGCCGTCTCCAATCGTCAAAATCTGCAAACTGAACCTTCCAAACGCTGGCCGTTTTCCAATCGTAAATTGTCGCGTTTTCCATGTCGTAGCTGTCGACCTGTCCCGTTACAAATCCATTACCGACCGGCACTTTAAAACTTTCCTCGTGAAAGTTATTATCCGGCTGCTTTTCAAGTACGGCGTGAACCGCTGTACCCCATACCGCCCACACTTGGTCGGCTGCGTCCACTTCGATTTCGTCAAAATGGCGGTCG